TCTTTAATAATTGTTTGAGTAGCATCAATGGTCGTGTAGGGCTGATATGTTATTGCTGTTGCACCTGCGAACGGGCCCGCGTCAGCACATACGACAGAATAGCGTAGATCAAAACTAGGACTTAATGTTCCGACTTTATTTTCCGCGGTACGATGACTATCTACCGCTGTTTCAATGTTTCTGCCGTCACCCGATATATTTCCGCCAGTTTTGAAATAAATTACCTGTTGTTGCGTGGGCTCTTGATATCCAGCCCCAGCCGAGCTTGAGCCATAAGCCTTTTTTGGTAAAAAAATAAATTGTGCTGGATTGGTAAAGTCAGTCGCATTCCGTTGGATAATGATAACTCCATATTCCCAACCAACATCCAAATTCGGATTAAGCAAAAATGTTTCAGTTGGAAGCGCATTTAACGCGTCCTGCTGCGTTGCGTATATATTCTGCCCATACTGCATATACAATTTTATTTTACCAGTTAGCGGCTCTCGGTATATTCTACGTGTTCCATATGGCAGATTAGCAGTTAAAAGCCCGTTTGGCAAAGCATTTACGCCAGTTCCACCGCCTGTACCGTCATCATATCGTGTTGCGTCAAAGGAAATCCCGTTCAAGTCTATTCGCGTGGAAATCGTAAAACCGCCTGTACCATTGCGGTATGTCACGATTACGTGGTCGGTGAATAGTGGAATCTCGGGCAGCACAAGATAATTCGGGTCATTAATGTCTGTACGATTAATCTCCGGTGCGATATATGCCGATTGTTTTATATATAATTTTCTCGTTCCCGTGGCAAATGGCATTATATTGCCAGCTGGCGCCCAACCAGCCACTAGACCAGACGAGTTTCGTAGCGTGTTCGCAATATTTCGCGGGATGCCTGAATTACTGTGAACAAAAAGTTGTAATTCATTTAAATTAATATGTAAAATCGCTCCAAAATAAATTTCATTTAAAAATTGTTCGCGCGTTGGAAACGTTGGCTGCTGTGTTAATGTTGGAACGCCAGCTATCAATTTATACACTAGATACGTAACTGGCGCGAGTGTTCTATACGTTAAGTTTAGCCCATAAATATTATTAAGTGTATAACGCTCGCTGGTTGGATTAGTCGGGTTTGCCGTTGCATTTGAAAATTGAACGATATTATACGGTCGCGTTCCATTTGTTATATCAATTCTAGTATATCCGCCATACAGTAGCGCGGGAACCGGTAAAATAAATCCTGCTGGATTATTCGTTAGAAGCGCTATTTTATTACCATAAAATCCTAGCGTTACAGCCTGCATTTGAACATAGTCACCATTTGGCACTGCGCCAATCCAGTTGTTTAAAACTAATTTGGCATTAATTGCTGCCGCCAAATTAACTGCTGTATCCGTGCTTGTCGCACCTTTGGCAAAATCAGTGCCAACAGTAAGCGTTATTACCGCCTTTGGAATTATATTGTGATTTTCAAACGTAACTGTATTACCATTTACAATGGAGGCATTAACGCATTGACACGTTCCTACGGCGGCCTGAATGCTGGTAGCATCAAAATTTATTTGGAGACCATCAACTACACAACAGCCATTCGCCGCGTGAGCCTGTATTTTCGTTGTTTCAATATTTTGATGGTCTAAAAATTCATTTAAAATAACAAAAATCAGAGTTGAAGTTGCATCTGTAACGTCAGTCCCGCCTGTACGAGAGGCTGTTGTAATATGCGTATATGCGCTATTTTGCGTGTTAACATCACCGTCAAAACCAACGCCCACTTTGCCAAACAATTTATTAGTATTATCAACAGTATTATTAATTTGTCCTAACAGTGCGATGCTTTCGCATTCAAAACGAGCCGTTCCAATTCCTATTTTATTTAAATTGTTAAGTACAATTTTTTTAAAAAAAATAGAGGAATAATTATTGAGCGAGACATCCTGTATTCCTGAACCTAAACTTGCGTTAGGTGCATAAATATGCACAAATGCAGGCAGGATAAAAGTCTCGTTATATTGTGATGCGTCTGTAATTCTAATTATAATTTGATTATCAACGGCTGGCGTTAATGCTGTTGCTTTATTGATTCCTTCCGCTATTGTTTGCACAGCTAAAATATCGTTTAGTCCTGAATTAGTATTTATTCCATTAGCGCGAACAAATATCTCTTTTTCAGATATAAAAGAAACAGGGTTGTTGCCGATATAATAATTTTTATCCCCTAAAACTTTGACACTCGTGTCATTAAACGGCTGTAAATAACCCAAAAGCTCAATCCAAAGTCTTTCTTGTCCGACTACTGCCCAATTTGTGCCTGCCCAACGTACTTCATCGCCTACAATAAAAGATTGCCCCGTATTAGTTTTAGCAGGGTCATTGTCAGTTACATCTGTCCCAATAGTGTATTCCCAGCCAACTTTTACTTCGGCAATGGTAGGAAAATCTGCTGGGATATTGATAATACCTTTGTATACAATGTTTCCATCAACAGCCCCACCATTTCTTGATAAAGCAGAATCTAATAACGTAAGTATTGATGCCATTTCTATAGTCCCCGTACTACTAAATTAATATTTACATCCTCAGTCTGAGCTAAATTAGAAACTAATTTTAAATAGTTTACCCCGTAAAAATCCTGTGCAGCAAGTCCATATGCATTATTTCCAGCTCCAACATCGATGCTAACAGTCTCATTTGATATATTTCTATATTCATAAAATGTTGTTCTATCATAAGATACCGCGAACGTTAAAAGTGTGCCAGCAAAACTAGCAGGAATATAAACAACTTTTAATGAAGTTCCTGTAAAATTAATAATAGAACTTTCTGTCTGCCCAGATAACATTACAGCAGTTAAGTTTACAACTACTAGTCCAGTATATGCATTAGCCTTGCTCATAATTAACCTCTATGTTATTTTGTATCTAAAATGTACATTACATGTTATAGGAATTATCCATGTTTTTATTACTTTAGATAAAAAATTGTAAATAGAATTACTAAATTCAGATGGAAAAGGAAGAGGAAATGTATCGCCAATAGGCAACGCATCATAAACAATTATTATATCAAACGCCCCATTTAGATAATAATTTCCAAATGTAGAAGGAAAAGGCAAAGGAAAAGTATCGCCCACGTCTGCCCCCACAAGAATATCATCAATAATAACACCTAAAAACTTTGCCAAATGAATTAAATCTTGCTTAGTATACACAAAATCAATTAAAAATAATTTAGAAAGAATATATTTTATATTTAATTCTTCTGTATAAAAACTATCGCTAAAAGATAAACAAGAATCAGGTATTTTTACAAACTTATTCCACAAATCAAGATACTTATTTGCAAAATAAGGAAACATGTTATCAGATAATATTTGTATTTTTTGTTCAACTCTTTGCATCTCTCCAGAAAAACCATATAGCAATTTATATAAATCCGCATTTTCATTTGAAGCACTTATAGATAAATCACCATGCGGTAAATACTTAGAGAGAGAAAAAACAATATCTTCTCGCGTATTCTCAACAAACATTTTTTGCTGTTTAAATTTACTGCTATCAATATCAGGAATACTAAAATCAGACATATGTAATCGTTCCTAAAATTAATAAATTGCCAAAAGGACACGGAATATCGCTAATAGGATAAGCAAGATTGAAAAAATTTAATTTATTGCCCAAAGAATCAACTGTGTTTTTTAACACGGCAATAAATTCGTTCAATGTTAAATCAGTTCCCAGCTCTGTATCACTTCTGAAAAAACGATCTAAAGTATCAGCTATTGCCTTACGCATTTCGTAACTATCTGGTGAAATACTATAAAAGCTAACATCAACAAGTCTAGGAATAGGAGCTGAAACAACTATGCCTTTATCGCTAATATAAAAAGGTATATACCCGTTATCAATCAAAAACTGTTTCGTATTTAAAATATCTTGTGGCGTTGGTATTATAACAACGTCATTATCTCTAGTATAAAACAATGTTCCTTTCCCTATCTCTGGCGTAACTGGAAATGCCCATGCTCTAGTAATGCCAGGAATAGTTAACAATTTCTTAATATACCAATACGCAGTAAACTCAGCTGCTGGGTGAGATAATGCATACAACACTCTCTGATGATACTCATCAGCTGTTTCATCATTTGCTCCGCCTGAAACACCATCATACTGGACAAAAGCAGTGCTGTCTATATCTGTTATTGGCGATACGAATGCTAAATCTGCCCCATTTGGTAAATCATAATCTAAACCAGCCTCTTTAGACTGCACAATCATAACAGCAAAATTAGAAACAACAGTCTGCCCCGTTCCTGTTGGTTTTTCTGCAGTATCTATAAAAAAAGAAAAAACAGTATTTGATCTTACGTCATAGACGCTATGCGCACCATTAAACACTTCCTGATCAAAACCAGCAACTATGACATTTATACCCTTAGCTAAACTGTGCTTAACAAACGTTTGTATTACAAGCTCATCTCCTTCTTTTGTAAAAAATTCTACATTAAGAACAAATTCCTGTACAGAATAATTATCTAATATAGTCTCATATTCACTATCGCCATACATCAAAAGCGTTCCTACAGGTATTTCTGTAGCTATTTCGCCATTTACTGCAACACCGCCCAATGCCTTGCTCGCACTTTTTATATTTGTATTTTTTAAATAGCCCCAATTGGCATTTTCGATAATATCAGTGCTTGAAATAGGAAGCAGCTTTTCTGGCATCAAGTTTAACTGCAACTGAAGATCATACAGTCTAGCTCCCAATGCCGTTAATATCGCATCTATAAACGAATTTTTCTTAAATGGCTTATATGTATCAGGAAGAGACCCGCTAACGTCCGTTCTTTCTCTATCTATTATTTTTTTTATATCGTCTTGTATAGCCATTATTTTATTATTGAATTTAAAAATACATCAAAACGCGTACTGTAAATAATTTTTTCCTGCTTATATAAAGCAATTAATAAATATATCGTATTATATACTAAACTACCTTCGACATTAATTGAATCGCATATTTTATCTGTTATCATCCATTGCAACGAATTTCGTGCTCTAGCAACAACAAAATTTAAAGTTTCTGTGTCTGCAATAGATTGACTGCTTAGCCACAATTTTGAACCGTTTTCAAAATTAAATATAGATAAAAATAAATTACCAACCCAGCCGCTTCTATTGGTATTAATAGCTATTTCTGCCTTTAATGCCCTTTTTCTGCAAAGCAACGACATTAAAAGTGCCGTATCCATATTATCTACGGTAGCAATATCTCCGTCTTCATTTGGATATATATCATAATATCCCAAACTGTTTCGTTTTAAGTCAATATCTACAATCATAATGAAGTATTCACTCCGCCTTCTTTTATCTCTCCTATACCTGTTGAAGTATCAACCTCAACCCTATCGCCTACTCTTGCAATTTTTTTCCCACCTGTTCCAAGTGAGATAGAAGTAGAATCAATAGTAAGCTTAGATGCTTTTATATCTATTGATCCATCAGATCGCAAAAGAATGCGACAGGTGTTAGAAGGATTAAAAATTTCTACAGTGCCTTCTTCCATATCTAATAAATTATTTTTCTGTGCTAAAGGGATGCAAACATAACTATTGCTATCATTGTTTAGCTTATGTGTCAGTAAAACAGGCTTACTAGATTCAGGAAGTCTGCAACGAAATCCATAAAAATTAAGTTGCTCGCAATCTTTAAAAGAGTTTCCTATGTGTTGCACTCTTATTTTTGTAAAGTGGCTTGCCTTATTTTCAACATATGAATAAAAAGTAGTTCTAAACACTAATGAAGATAAACATAAATATAAATTTTTAATTAATCTAAAAATATCTGATGCATTTAACATTTTATTTATATACTTTTTCTATTTCTTTTTTTAATACTTTATCTACATTACTTAAAAACAATTTAGGAGCATTTGACGACTTATTATTTACAAGTTTTTCAGCTTTTAATGTAAATCCCTCGCCATCAACAAGCTTTATATTAACAGAAATGCTGGATGCAGACAAAGAATAAGTTATATCACTTATCAATAAGCTTGCATTAATATCTGCTATTTTATCTCTTACAATTACTTTTTTTCCAACAGCCCATAATTTATTTGTAACAGAAGTGAAAAAAGAAAACAAAACAACAGATACAAAAAAAGAACTAGTTTTGTTATATTTCATTTCCCACAATGCTCTATCTTTTATTTGCTCCTTAGTCAAGCTTGCTGTCTCATTAAAGTATTTAACCCTACTTTTTCTTATACCTTTATCATATACTACAACTTGAGACCCATTTGCATTTTTGTCTGATTCAAAATACTCAACGTTGCTTTGCTGATAGTAAACATATTTATAATATCGTTTAGACAAATCAACATGCGAACTAAACGAGCCAATTTTTTCTGTACCTACTACTTGAGCTGTACTAACAACACGTACCTCTTCGGGCGTAAAAATTGTTTTAAGTCTGTAATTAGCTGTATCCAAAATAACATTATCTAAGGTTTCAGCATCTGATGCCCTAAAAAATCTAATATTTCCATAACTATCTGTAGTAAGTAAAACATTTTGCAAATTAGCATACTGCTGTATAAACTCAAAGCCTGAAACACCAACGTTAAAGTTTACTAAATCATTCATAGAAGGCAAGTTATAAGGGTCTATAACTTTAATGTTTTCTATACTTAAAAAAGCTAACACGCTTTCAATAATTTTCTTAAGTGTCTTATTTTGTGCAGAATTTAAAATGTCTTCACCAAGAGTGCTATCAAGCAAATCGCAAGTTACTTCTCTTCCTAAAATAGAAGTTAGTATTGCTCCACTTCCCTCTTCTTGTATATCAATAGCTTCTATATAGCCAGTCAAAAGCCTAGTACCATCAACACGCACAATACAACGTTCTCCACCTTTAAAAGGAAACGTGGCATCTGGTTTATAGGTATTTAAAACAATAGAAAAAGAACCGCAAAAAGAGGTTAAAGACTTTCGTATGCTTATACTATTAAACCTAATATAAGTTACTCCATTAACTTCTAAAGATATTTCATTCATTTTTTTCAATCATTTTTATTTTTCCACAAACAATAGAAGGATTAGTTATATTATTTAATCTTAAAATGGTTTCATATAGCTCAAGCGAGCCATAATAAGAATAAACTAGAAAAAGTAAAGGTTGCTTTTTTACTGTAATATCAACTACTCGTGGAAGTGATGCTTGTGCTTGAGTAAGAACATAAAATGTATCTACCTTTATATCCTCTACTGTACTATACATTGCTAAATCTAAAAATAAAAAATCTGATATAAACAACTGCTTATAGTAATAAATCAATTCATTAATAACTGCCTGTACCTCATCTTGCGTTTTATACACTCTAGCAGCTGCAAATGAAGCCATTGCAGCAAACGCAGATACTTTAATTGCTCCGTTTATAACTTTTTTATTTTTTATTATTGCTACATTACTAAAACTGTTATTTTTTAAATTTTTATCATCATCCCCATAAGGAAAAAGAGACTTAGCAGCAGTATAATTTGATGCAGCATATGGATTCATATTAAAGATACTTTTATTAACATTTGTTATATTTTCTGCTAATGCGGTGCTAGAAAATATCATTTTAGAGCGAAAAAGATTAAATTTTGTAAGACTAGAAGCAGCATCTCCTACTGCCCCTTGCTCGCCAAAAGAGCCCAAAAAACTAAATATACTTTTAGCTTCTAATTCTAATAATCGTAATTTATTTTCCATCGCATGCTGTAATGCCAGTGCATCATCTATTGCATCATACTCATCAGCTAAAAATGCTTGTGCGGCATCTAAAGCATCCATAAACTTCTTAAATAGTGAATTACTATCAGCAGCTGCAAAAGAAGGATAATCTGAAGTGGGGGCAATTTTAAATACTATACTAAAAAAACAACCACCCAATCTTTTTATATCTTCTTCTTTTTTATAAGATAGGCAATAGCAAATAAGCTCCCCGTAAAAAGGATGCATTAAAACGCCAATATCAGGAGAACTCAAAGCATCAATAAAATCCTGTTTTAATGCAT